GCGGCAAGGTCAAGCGCCTCACGCTCGGACGCCGGGGTGACGCGGCCCAGACCGCCCTTGGGCGTCTTCTCGTTGGAGACCAGCACTTGATTCTGCCAGCCCGGATTCTTCTCGACCACGCCTTGCGCGTTCAGGTACTCGCCAGCGGTCGTCTGCGGGCGCTTGCTGAACATACCCAAAGCCTCAATGGTCGGGTCACGTCCGATGCCCTTCATCACGTCTTGCGTGTAAGCCAACTTGTCGGCGTCGCTCCAGCCAGTCATGCCGGGCAGGTGGCCCAGCCCCTCGCCAGTCACGGCCTCCTTCGTCAGGAAGGCAGACTGCGCGGGCATGGCGGTGTCCAGACCTTGCGATGCATAGGCCCGGATCTCTTCCTCGCTCATGATGGGGCGCGGCTTTGGAGGAGGGGACTTGTTGGGGTTGCGAGACTTCCAGAGGTCAGGGTTCTTCTCGTATGCGGCACGTCGAGCCGATTCGGTTGCGAATCGGTTTGTCTCATCTTGGAGCATGGCGCGGTATCGGGTGCCAGCCCATGTTGCGGCCTGAGCGGTGCTGGCGTCGTGGAGAGCGCCCTCGGTGGTTCCGACGGGGATGCCAGCCTTGTTGGCGCGGTCAGCAAGCAACAGATTTTCGCCATGCAGTACTCCATGCTCTTGCGGCGTCAGGCCACGGTCGAAGGTCACGCCGGGCTCGCCCAACTCGAATGCGCGGGCGTGCCAGATGTCGTTGGCGGTCTTGTAGTCCACCGGGACGGTCGGATCCTTCTTGTTGGCGTACGGGCCAGTCTTCTTGCCCAGACGGATGGCGGCAGGATCAAACGACATGGTTCCGTCGGCGTTCTCGACGTAGCCCTGAGCCACGTTGCGAGCCTGCGATCCGGTGCGCGGGACGACGTCCTCGCCAGTCAGCATCTTCTCGTTGTGCTGGCGCGCAAAGGTCGGCAGTTCCACCTTGGGCATGGCCTGAGGGGAGTAAGCCGCCGTGCCACGGGCAAACAGCGACTGCTCGGTTGGGACGTCGGTCAGGTCTTGGGCCAACTGCTTTTGGCGCAGATACCAGTCGGCGTTGTACGCGCCCTCGCCCACCAGTTCGTCGGTGCGCTTGCGCAGTCCACCGAGCGCCTGAGGCGAGTCGATGTGGGTGCCGAGGCCGATGTACTTCCCGGTGTTCGGGTCGATCTTGAGGTGCTTGCCAGCCTGCGCGATCTTGAGCGCCTCAGCCGGGTCGGTGACGTTTTCGAAGACGTCGGCGACGTTCTTGGGCGCGTTGGCGCGCTGGGCCTTCTTGCCGGGGGGCACGGCGTACATGGGCTTGGGCGTCATCTCGCCAAGCAAACCCTTGGAGAACGGGCCAGTGCCTTCGACGATAGCCTGATCCACCAGTCGGGCGGTTTCGAGGCCAGCCTTGGTGATCCCCTTGCGGGTCAGAGACGCCACGGGCTGGGCCACGCTTGCCACGTCAACCAAGCGAGGATCGACCTTCGCGGTCTGGAGGAACGGCCCCCACGTTTGCGGGTTCAGGGACAGGTTGCCAGTGTTGGACAGCGCCCGGCTGTATGGCTGGTCTGGGGTGATCTCGCGGGCGGTGCCCGAGTAGTCTTGGAGCGCGGTGCCTGCGGACGTCAGCGGCTCGGTGATCAGGCCCTTGACAATCTTGGTGCGGATGGGGTGGCTCTCTTCGATGTCGTTGAGGGATTCACCGAGAAAGCGCCCGGTGGCCTCTAATCCCTTTCCCACTGTGCCGACGCCCTTCTCAAAGGACGACTGGGGTATGGCGGAGATGCTGGGCTCGCTTGTGCCACGCTCGTCGTCCCGCAGGGTCTTGCCTGACAGTTTCTGGCGCAGGCTTGAGGCGAAGTCGCTCAGTTTGTCGGACAGCCCTTTCTCATCGGGGACTGGGCTACCGCCACCAGCGAGATGCTCGACGTGGTAATCCTTGAGCCTGTCCCAGACAGGACGCTGATCAACAGCGCCGCCTTGAGCCATCTTCTTCGGCTTGGTCGTTGGGATGATCAGATCCAGTTTGCCCATCACTGGCGCGTCAGGCATAGCGTTGTGGATGGCCTGAGCAACGTGCATTGCGATGTCCTCGGCGGTTCGCTTTGGGTTCCTCAGGGTATGGGACTGGTGCATTGCTGGCTCCTAGATCGCGTATGGGTTGACGCGCTTTGGTTTAGCGTCAAAGTAATCATCTTCGTCATCATACCGAGGTTCGGGGTTGATGTCCAAGTAGCCGATGTCCTTCAGATACCGAATCGCTTGCGTCGCCGAGTCGACGTAGTCGTCGTGGGTCGAGTCAGGGAATGCGCAGATCTGGGACAGGAATCCCTCGCACCAGTCCTTGACGTAGCCCTTGCGCACGCTCGACTCAGGGAGCCAGACGCGCCCGGTCGTGAAGATCGACGCGGTGATCTGGAGCCGGGTCATCTTGTCCGCCGCTCCCGGGTTCCAGCCACGGGCAGGCAGGTGCATGGCCTGCAACTCCTGCAACAGCGACAGGCCCGACGCCTTGGTCTCGATCAGGATCAGGTCGGGGCGTTTCTTCTTCTTGCCGTCGCCGTACGAGACCTGCCACTCGTCGATGACCTTGGGCTTGAGTTTGGGGAAGGTGAGGTGCTCGGCCCAGCAGTCGATCAGGAGCACGCTCATAGGGCCGTCCATGGGCTTGAACACGCCCCACGTCGTCATGGCGGTCGGGTCGTTGTACTCCTTGTCGGTGTAGGCGCAGTCATAGGACTGGACTATGTACTCGAAGTCGGGGAACTCCTTCCCGGCGGGCCAGAGGCGGAACATATCGCGGCTGACAACCTTGCCGTCCTCGAGATCGATCACCTCGCCCAGCACCTCCTGCTGGTACAACTTCGAGCCCTTGTAGGTCTCCAACTGGCGCTGGAACGCCTTGTCGAGGTTGGCGGCGTTGTCGTACGTGCTGGCGCGGGAGATGACCACGTCCTCGCCTTCGCGACCGACCAGATCGAGGATCAGATCCTTCGGCCTCGGTGTCGTGGTGGCGATCACCCGGGGATGGCTGTGCGGCTTGTTGTCGGGCTTGATACGCAGGCCCAGCATCATGTTGTCCCACGCCTCGTTGGGGCCGAGGTACTGGAAGGCGGCGAGTTCGTCGCACCAGCAGAACGACGAGTTGATACCACGCAGGCGGTCGAACGAGTCAGCCGAGACGCCCCGGATCTTCGAGCCGTTGCTGAGTTTGATCAGGTGGTCTTGCTTGTTGTAGTCCACCACCAGTTCGGGCGGGATGCAGGCGAGCAGTCCGCTCGGCCCTTCAAAGCAGGTGAACTTCAAGTCGCCCGACGTAGGGGCCAGCACCACGCTCATGGTGCCCGGGTGACACCACGCCCACCACCAGAGGGCCTCAGCCGCCGAGCGAGTCTTCCCGGCTCCACGGCCCGCGAGCATCAAGAATATCGAATAGTCGTGGTGGAGGTCGGGCGGGATTTGGTACGGGTGGGCCTTCTCGATCCACGCCATATGCGCGAGGAAGGCCAGACGGTTGTGCTCAGGCAGACTGTCGAACTCAGCGGCGGTCGTGCGGTCGAGCATTTCAAGCATAAATGTCGCACCCAGAACAGGATTGCAGGCAATTGGGGTAAAACCCCGTGTTTTTCGACACCATCAGGGCTGTTTCTGTCGTGATTGCGACGTCAGCCTGCACGTTTGGTCATCTCCATGTTGCGGATCATCTCGAAGAACTTCTCGCTGGTCGCGTCCTCCGTCCTGATGGGCGCGCCGCCTTCCACGCCCTGCACCGCGATCTTGTCGCCGTACTTGGTGGGATGGAACTTCGCCAGCAACTTGAGCCGGGTTTCGATCTGGAGTTTGCGATGGCCCAGCATATCCTCCACCGTGGTGGACGAGCCCTTGTCGGTCATGGTCTGCACCTGCCCGAACTGCGGCGTGTCGGCGATCAGCAGGCATTCCTCAGCCAAGGCGTCGTAGCCGATGTCCCGAGCGCGTGCGATGGATGCGGAAAGACCGACGCCATCCTCACCCAAAGCATCATCCTTCGCCATCCAGTCGTAGACCGTCCTCCACGCTGGGAATCCTTCGTTGTCCCTGCATATCTTCCTCAGTGGTATTCCGTCACTGAGTTGTTCGCAGATGATCCGAGCGATCTCTGGGTCGTACTTGGATGGACGTCCTGTCTTCTTGGGGGCTGTGGAGGCTTTTGCGGGCGGCGTGGCACCCTTGGCCTTCGGCTTGGCGTTTGTGGGCTTGGTGGCCCGATCCGGGGCCTTCTTGGCGGTTTCTGGCATGACCCTTATTCCCTCAGTGAATGCGAATGTCGTCAGTGTAATCGATTCGCTTTCAGTACGCCAGAGGTTGTCGGGCTCGATTTGGTCGTCATGTTCAAAAATCCGCGTTTTGTGAACACATCATCCCGAACGTGTACAGGAAAGCCAGAAAAATGTACACATGACATCCTCGAATGCTGGCTTAACGCCCAACACGGCTGGGGACTGCGGTAGGTTCGAGCCTTGCCTTGCGGCGGGTTCCTCTGGTGTACCAGTCCTATGCGGTTTCCCGCTTCCAATCCCCATGCGTGGAGGTTGTTGGTGGCTGGTACTGAACTCCAGCATACGGTGAGGAATTCACACAAAAATATATGCGCATTCCACCGCGCATCAGCCTGCGCATTCACCAACACGGCTGGAGACTGACTTGCCCGTCCGGACGCTTATAAGGCGCTAAGCAGAGGACAATCTCCATGCGTGATGGCCCCCGTCTTTCCGGGGTGTCAAAGTTTGTTAAGGCGTCCTTCACGCCCGATAACCGACTCGGTTTTATTTCGCTTTCGAATCGCAGTCGCGTCGCTTTCGTGGATCACGCGGCGCGATTGTAATCAGCGAATTAGAACCTTGCAAGATCTGGAACTATCGAGGCCAGAACGAGCACCAAAACAAACAGAACTCCTATGGATATTTTAGCCGAAAGTGGCTCCTCGTAGCGATCTTTTTGGCTTGGAAGATCCCGCATCAGGGCATCGATCTCTTGCTTGTTCATAACTCGTCCTCCCATGTCCAGCCCAACAGTTTGGCAGTGAACCACCGATGAATGAACGATGGCTTTTTGTAGATAGAAAACTTCAGCATTTGAGAGCCCCCGGCGTACAGCGCCCAGTAGCCAGCAGGCTTTGGTGCCTCCCACATCTTGTAGGAGGTTCTTTCCTCGAAATTGTTAGGCCAGCCAATCATTTCATCTCCTTCTGAAACATTTCCGCGCTCCAAGCATCAAGAATACGAGCCTTGGCCTCTTCGCGCTCCTCAGGCGGATAGATGTCGGCAACAACATCCTCCAGTGTTTTCAATATCGACTCTGTCATCTGCTGTGGTGTAAGTATCATTTTTTCCCCGCTTTCAGCATTCCATCTGCCAATTCGTGGGCCTGTTTACACAGCAAGTCAAAATCCCAAACGTCATCTTTAAGAACTTGCATAGCCATCCCCGCGTACCATTGGTGCAGGGTCATGTCGCGGGCATAACCGCCCGTCTGCTCCATCCACGTTGGGTCGATGGGTGTGTTGTCTTGTTTCATGCTTGCTCCTCCACAGGCTCGTAGGTCATCTCAAAGATGTCAGGCTTGCAGGGGTAATGTTCGCCCTTCACGCCTGTGATGATGTAGTCGCCGGGGGTGACCATGTGCCAGCCTTCCAGCGTCTTGATTCCGCCGTGGACTCCCACTATGAAATCTGGAATGTCAGGGTAGTTAATCGGGGCCCATAAAACTTCTGGG